GTGGAAAAGAAACGCGGGCAAGAGCTTGTTGAAGACGTGAAAAACGAACTTGAACAGCTTAAGCAGGAACGCCAGAAGCGCGAGGCTGACTGGCAGGAGGTGCAAAACCTTATTGCGCCCAGCGTCGAGCGCTTTTATTCCGGCAGCAAAATACCCGAGAGACCGACACGGTACAGCAATACTGCGGCGAAATACCTGCGGTATCTGCGAAGCGGCGTGAGCGCGTCTACCGCTAACCCTAATGACCCATGGCAAAGGCTGACGCTTAAAGATGAAAAAATGCTTGAGTGGTACGGCGTAAAGGACTGGCTGGAAGCGACAGCCACGTATGCCGAGTACCGGCGAAGCAACCTGTATGAGTAGTTCCCGAAATTCATTGAATATGCCGCGACCTACGGACACGCGGCGATGCTCGTCGACGAAGATATGGAAAACGGGCGCGTCCGCTATATGACGTGCCGAATTCCAGAGATATACCTAGACGTAAACGAGTACGGCGAATACAGCACCGCATACCGGGAATTTACGATGACGCTCAGGAACGCCGCCGAATTTTTCGGCGAAGAAAATCTAGCGGCAACTATGCGGTCTGATTTGAACGACAGGCGGAAACAGAGAAACGAAGTGAGCGTCATTCACGCGGTGTACCCGCGAACGGAACGGGACGATAATAACCCGGCAGAGGAGCATATGCCGTTCGCGTCCGTGTACAATAGATGCGGGAAATAACTGCGTACTGAGAGAAGGAGGGTACCGCGAGTTTCCGTATGCGGTTTTTATCTGGGAGCGGATAAGCGGCACGGCGTACGGGGAAAGTCCGTCGATTTACGCGCTTGACGAAGTGCGCATGCTGAACCTGCAGGCGCGGACGCGAGCGGAAATCGCGCAGATGTCCGCGCACCCCCACCAGATGTTCCCGGACAGTATGCGGGGGAACGGAGAGGACATAATCCGACCGAGCGGCAAGAGCTATTACGAAGACCCGAGCAAGCAGATATTCGCGGTTAAGACTGGCGAAAACTATCCCATATCGCTTGAAATCACCAAAGCAACGGAAGAGGCAGTCAAAGACTGGTTCCACGTCAATTTTTTTCTCATTCTGTCACAGTCGACACGGCAGATGACGATGCCGGAAGTCGTGGGCAAGCAGGGCGAAAAGATAATGGAACTGAGCGACATGATAACAAACCTGAACGGTTCGCTGTCGAAGATTGTCGAGCGGACATTCAACCTGACGCTGCGGGGCGGGCGGATACCGAACAGTCCGTCTTCGTTACGGACAAGCGGGGCGGAACTTGCGATAGAGTTTATCGGCCATCTGGCGCGGGCGCAGGAAGCGGCGCAGCAGCAGGAGATTACGAGGAACTACGACAAGCTGAACAAGCCGCTTAACCCGCGGGGAATGGTCGCGCAGATTGCAGAAGCAGCAGGTCAGCAATGACGAATATATCAGACAGTTTTCGGCGCGTATTCGGAACGCCGGAAGGAAAGGAAGTTTTAGACGTGCTGCTGAACGACCTGCACTATTACCGCCCGTGCGGAACCGAGTACGAGCGGGCGCTGAACGGATACGCGAAATTTTTTGTTTGCGAGCGGCTCGACGCGGGCGGCACGGGAAAAATAATGGAAGCGATTTGGGAACAGACTGAGGTCGATAGAGGCAATCCATTTGATTTTAATCTAAAGGATAAGAGGTAGCATATGGCAGAGGAACAACAGACGGGCGAAGGCACGGCGTGGGCAGGCAACGCGGAATCGCTGGGAAACATCATCAAAGGCGCTGTTGCCGCGTCGGGCGGCACGCAAACAGCGGACGGCGGAGGTGCATCAGCAGGGAAACGGCACGCCGCCGGAAGGCAGCCAAACGGAGCCGTTTAAAATCCCTGAGTGGCTGGACGCGCTTCTGGCAGAAGCGAAGGGCAGTCCTGAAGAGATGCAGAAGCTAGCGAGGTTTCAGATCCACGCTGAACTGGCGAAGGGTTATCTGGAACTGGACAGCAGGCTCGGAAAATCTCTTTCGGTTCCTGACAGGAGCGCAGGAGCGGCGCTGCGGGCGGCATTCTGGGAAAAGGCGGGAAAACCCAAAACCAAAGAAGGCTATTCGGTAGCGAAAGAGGAGAACTCCGCGGCGTTCATCGAGGCGGCGTACAACGCGAACCTGACCGAAGAGCAGGCGGCAGCTTTTCACAAGACGCTGAAATTTATCGGGGGAGAGCGAATACCGGAAGGTTATGGACCGGCAGGAACAGCAGCTTGAAGAGGCTGACCGCGTTCTTAAGAAAGAGTTCGGAGCGGACTACCCGAAGAAGACGGAATACCTACGGCGCGGGCTGAACATTGCGGGCGACGGCACGGCGAAGGCTATCAGCGACGCGGGACTTATGGGGAACGTGGGGATTATCCGGGCGTTTATGACTCTGAGGGAAGTGACGTCAGAGAAAATGGCGCCGAGAGGCGGCGGGAATCCGACAGACATGACGGGCATCATGCAGGGCGGAACGTTTGACTACAAATAACGAAGAGGGGGTATAAAAATGGCAGTATTGAATCTTGTGGACCAGCTTACGGCTATCGAAGTGGTGCGGCGGGCTAATGACCCGGACGCATTCAAAATCATCGAATGTCTGACGCAGACGAACGAGATACTGGTGAACGTTCCTATGGCTGAAGCGAACAGCGGCTTTATCAACAAGACGGTGCGGAGGGCAAGCCAACCGATTGGCAAGCACCGCATGTACAACAAGGGCGTTAAAACGGAAGCCAGCCAGACCAAAACGGTGACCGACCGCATTGCGATTCTTGAGGACTTCTCTGTGGTGGACGCCGACCTTGCGGCGCACACCGGCAACGTGCCCGCGTTTCGGAACAGCGAAGCGATAGCTTTTATCACGGGCGTGGGAATCACGCAGGCTGACGAGCTGATATACGGCAATTTCAACCTGTCTGTCGATCAGAATGAGATAGACGGGCTGGCGACTCGGCTGAGCGCAGCGGACGGCAAAAACTGCATCAGCATAGGCGGAACCGGCGCGGGCGCACAGACCAGCGTGTACATCGTTGCCACGGGACCGAACCTGTGCACGCTGATATATCCGAGCGGGAGCAAGGGCATCGGCATCCTGCGCAAGGATCTGGGCAGAAAGGACTGGCACGATGACGATGGGGCACCTACATGGCGTATGTGGAGCGTTTTCAGGCGCAGTACGGCTGGGCGGTGAAGCACCCCGAGGCAATCAAGCGGCTGTGTAACATTAAGGCGTCTGACCTGACTGCGACGCTCGCCGAAAACCTTGTGAAAGAAATACTTAACCAGCTTCGACGAATGCCCAAGGGCGCGGCAAACTATGTGGTGTACGGAAATGCGACGGTGCTGGCGGCTATAGACACGTGGCACAGGGGAAAGTGAACGTGATTTATCCGACTACCGACCCGTGGGGCAAGCCGCTTTCGATGATACGGAACGCGCGGCTGCGGCAGGTAGACGCGATAATCGACACGGAAGACCCGATTGCCGCGGCGACCGGGTCGGTAGCAGGCTATAAGACTGACGCAAAACCTGACTCAAAAATAGGAGACAAATAATGGGAACGGTGAAATTAGGGTATGACGCGCTTTTAGACTTCGGCGGGCGGGCTGGGCTTGCAAGCGGGGACAACCAGTTTCCGAACATCATCGACACGGGAGCCGTTCCCGAGCTGAGCGCGGCGCACGCGATTAACGTGCACGCCGTGAGCACGGCAGCGGGTGGAAACGTTACGTTTTCGGTGCAGTCGAACACGGTGAGCACCGGCGGGACGTGGACGACTCTGGTAACGGTCGCGGCACGGACGCCCGCGCAGATGAACGCCGGGATAACGAAAATCCCGACCGTATTCAACGCCGCAGGAAGATACCTCCGCGTAAACGCGAACGCGAGTGCAGCGGTTACCGGCACGCTGCACGCATGGGTGGACTGCGGCTGATGACCGGAAGGAAGGCGGAAACTGACGAGCACGGGGTCATACTGAGGCTGGGAAAAGACCCCGTGCTTACCTTCGGCAGGAAGGCGGCAGAGCCGGACTCGCTGGTATTTCCGAACGTCATCGACGCCGGAGCCGGACAGATAACGGAGACGGAAATCTGCATTCACTGCCTTCGGCAGGGAGCGCCCGGAGTTTTTAGCTTTGTCTTTCAGCATTCAGACGGCGGCGATGCGTGGGAAGACATATGGGCATTAGCCATTTCATCCGCATCGCTGAATAAGGCTGTGCGGGTGGGGCAATGTCGGAATATGACGGTCTGCACCGTCTGATTGTCAGCGCGCCGGACGGCACGCTGGGAGGATATGTCTTTGAAGCTTGGCTGGACGGAGCAGCCGAGCGCGAAGCACTGCATGGGCTACGACAGATATCTGGACTTCGGCGAAAAACGCATGAACAGCTTTGACAGCCAATTCCCGAATGTCATAGACACCGGCAGGAGCTTTATTGAGGGAGCGATTATCCGGCTGCACGTCGTGTCGGGGAAGACTTCGCCCGGGAGTTTTAAGTGGAAGGTGTTCACGGGGCCGGTCGCTTATTGGGATTTTGCTGCCACGCTCATAGAAGGACGTTTTCCGCTGAGCAAACTGACAAAGCGCGTTCCGTGCGACATATATCTGCCTGACCCCGAAGGAACCGCCCAGCGGTTCGCGTTCTTCGGGGCGAAAGTCCACTGGTTCATAGAAGCATGGGACGGAACAATTCACGCGTGGATAGACGCGAACCGGGCAGTCTGATGAAACACAGAAAATGCTGGAAGCGGCAAAGCTGCGCGGAGTGCGGCAGAAAAGAGTGCCCCCTGCGCTGGGCGGTTATTGGAGGAGATAAAAAATGAGCGGACCGAGAAGAGCCGATTATGACAAGGCGCTTTATATGGGGAAGGCAGGCGGGGGCGACCCGTCCGGGCTGACGCTGCTGCAGCCGTTCAAGCCGAACTACTCATACACCCGGTATGAGCCGTGCACGAACCCGCTGTCTAGCGGCAAGCCGGGAGACGGCGGGTTCGTGCTCCTGTACGCGGCTAAGAATGACTTCGTATCGGGGAGTGAATTCGACGCGGAAGAGTGAACTTTGCTTGGAGACGCTCCCGCGACGGAGACGCAGCAAATCCTTGACACGTCAAGCGATTTGCCGTCGCCGCTCGGTATCATGGATATTCCTCTGAAAAGCATTACCGTCGGCAGCGTGTCTGCCGACGACATGGTAGTCAGCCATTCTTTCGATTCGGAGGGCTACATTGCCATTGTTCTGAGCATAACGGGAGAAAGCGTTACTGTAAGGGGCGCCGCGAGGCTGCCTGACGACAGGCAGCAGATGCGGACCACAACGGACGCGCTCCCCGCGGTGGGCGTCATCGCGCCCATTTCGTTTGCAAGCACGGACGCGACTATAGCGGTGGATGATTGGGTGGTGTCTGTCAACGAGGGCTCAAGCGGCTATGTCGGTATAGTGATAAGCGTTGTTGCGACAACCGTTATGGTGAAGACTACCGCGATGCTGCCGACAAAAGGCGCGGAAATTCCATACATCGGCGCGAACGGCAACTGGTGGGTAGAAGACACGGACACCGGGGTGAAGGCGCAGGTACCCGCCGGAGACAAAGGCGATAAAGGGACACGGGAGATGCCGGCGCGGACGGAGTCGGCGTGGCGTCGACTGTCATCGCGTATGCGGCGGGAACTTCCGGCACGGTTGCGCCGACAACCAGCTGGCAGGACACGCCCCCTTCTGTCGCGCAGGGGAATTACCTGTGGACGAGAACCACCATTACCTATGCCGATGAAACCACATAGGTAGGCTATTCAACGGCGTATCAGGGAGAGGACGGCGGCGGGGAAAGCGATTTAACCGCCGCCAACTTTGCGGACACTAGCACGGGCTGGCAGGCAAAAAACAAGGCGGGGACGGCGGTTTTCACGCACACGGACATAGGCATGTCTACCGCGCTCTGCAGCGTAGAACTTGGAGAAGAATTAAACTCTCATAAGGTGGTAAACTTCTCTGATGTAACCCCGCTATACGGAGCCGAAATAGTAAAGGGCACCATTGTATGGCATGTCGGCACATCAGGCTCTATTGAAGCGATAGACACAGTCAATCAGAAGTATGATATTGTAACCCGCACTTTGGGACCAGCGTTCCCCGGGGTAGCGAACAAAGACCTGATTTATAAAGTAGGCAACAACTATACAATAAATAAAACAGACGTACAGTTGCTTGAAACAGAAACCGTAATTTTTCCGCTGTACATAACGGACAGGTGGGGCACGGTAGGTCTTGTTTACCGCTACGCTCCTGAGGACGGCACGCTTACTTACGTCACTATTCAGTCGGGAAGAGCGATAACCACGCCCGACGGCTCGGAGATAACTGTAACGCTGAACGCCGCCGACCTACCGAAGTGGGCAGAGGACAACCTGAACGACAGAACGCTCAATGTTTCCGTAACCATACTGATTTGGGAAGGCGACTGCACCGCCGACTGGCACCTGAACAACATAACCTCTTCCGCGTGCACCGCGTGGACGCAGGCTGTGCCTATGATACGGATACAGTCGACACGGCAAATAGCAAACATTCTGAGCTTTGTCGACATAAACGCGGTGGTCACCATTGTAGAAGCAAGAGAGCAGACCCTTTTTTGCATGGGACTTACTCTTATTGGAGCAAACAAAGTTCATATTAACGGCGATGCCACTTATGGCGACGTTTCTCTTTCCGACAGCTCGGTTCTTTATCTGTCTGGATGGCCGACTTTAGGCTCGCTGAAGCTGGAATTTCTCGGAGATATATATAGAAGGGAGTCTTGTTCTCAGTTCGTCGCAAGGTCCGTACCTCGATATCTCATCCAAAATGTACATCCCCTCGAACAGCAATTTTACGTTTGCCTCTACGGACCACATCCTCGGACTGGTTATAGACAACAGGCTGGGGCACCCCCTTGATACTTTCAGCAGAGAGGAAGGCGGCGGCATCGCGGACAGGACGAGCATCATGGGCGAAGGCACAGCCGACGACCCGTTTCGGACGGCGCTTTTTCGCTCCGGATTCATGAAAAACTTCATCCAAGGCACGAAGGTGGAGGGCATCGTATTCGACATGACAAAGGTGCCGGTCGGATTCGCCGAGGGTATATACTTCAACGGGTCGCAGACGCTGGGCATAAGAACCAACCCGAACAACAATGACCTTGAGGTGTTTGACGGCACGGACCGCTGGGTTATATGGCAGGGCGCGACGAGCACGTGGGCGGCGAACGGCACCGACGAGCACATAGGCACGTGGTACCGGTACGACAACATGCAGGCGGGCTTTCTGGACACGACGGCGGCGCTCGCTTTTTATTCCGCCGTGACGGGCGGGGACAACAGCTGGACAAAAACGCCATCGTCGGCTATCCGCACCTCCAGAAGGTGTTCGCGCTGCTGGACACGGGGCACTGGTCGCACGACCAGCTCCGCGACAGGGACATGATTGGGCAGCACCCGATACCCGCCATCGACGGGCTGTCCGGCGAGTTTAATAAGAAAGTGCCGTACCCGTCAGTGTTTACCGGGGAGCCGGCAAGCAAGACTATTGCCCCTAATCAGGGCACGTTTATCGTGCTCGCGTAGGACGTTACCAGCGCGGTGGAGCTTAAGACGATGACTCTGCCCATCAGGGTGCTGACGGACAACGAGTACAACAGCATGACTCCGCCGCGGCCGAATATATTTTACTTTACCACAGGCTAAAAATGGGCGCATACATAGGCGATAGCCAGATAGCTAATATTTATCTGAGAGACATGAAAGCCGTAAAGTTCTGCTACGGCGACATAAAGCTCTGTCCGCTTGACCAATTCGTTACCGTGCTCAACGCAGCATTCAACGGCGGCATCGATGCGACGTCTACATATCTGACGGTTCAGTTTGACAAAGATATAGCGACGGTTTCCGAACTAGCCAACTATACGGTCTCGTTTCACGACTATGATACCACGCAGCCTGCGGAAATCATGTGGAACGGCGGCTTCGAATCATTAGACGCAGATAACCATATTTATCAGGTATCTTGCACGCCGCAGGGCGTGCCTAATGTTACTCATGAAGGCAAGTATTCAATCCGCTGGTGCAGGTAAAGAACAGCGCCGTAGACAGCCTGTTCGCATACATAGCGGATGCGTGTCCTTACTTTGAGATAAAGCGCTATGTAGACTACGACATACCCGTGCAGATAAACGCTCAGGTCTACACGAACATAAGCTATGATTTCTATATTATAGGGCACCACTGGGTTACCGCGTCAGGCATAGCGCAGTGGACAGACATAAAATCATGATTCAGAAGCTATTACAGCGGTATATTCAATGCGTTAGTAGTGGACGCTACTCTGCCCGGCGGAACCGCGATACACGTAATTATAACGGGCGAAACCCATGCGCAATACATCCATCCCGTTGAGATAACGGTACCCTCGTCGATAACGGGAACTACAAACAAAGGCATAGTGAAAGACCCGCGCAACTGGTGGTCTATCACTCCGAATCCTATGGTGGTAGTGAACTGGACGATGTCTATATCGCTTGATACATATGGCGTAAACATCGCGACGATAATATTCGATTACGGCGACATACCGGGAATTACGGCGAACGACGTATACGTTGACGATGTCAACTCCCGCAAGACCGGGCTCGTGCATAAAGGCATAGGCATATACGACATAGAAGTGTCGACCAACGGACTGGGCGCCGCCGCTTTCATAAACGTAAGCATACAGAAAACGGGGTATTACTTCATACCCAGGCGCTTGCCGTATGGTTCCTATCCTACTCTACGAACTGCATCACCGCGACGTTCTCAAACGACCTGGGCGCATCAAATGCAAACAACTTTGAGATAGAGAACGATTCGGATATGACTGTCACGGTATACGGCGTGAGCAATGCGGGAGGCGGCGTATACAACATATATGTGTCGGTTGCCAGAGCAGCAACGATTAGTGCCGCAGTGCGCGTACGGCCTATATCGCCTCTGTATTACTTCATACCTGACAATAAGTCGGCGCAGGTATTCGGAGGACAGGTAACGGGCTATCTGCCGTACCCAGATTTCCCTGTAGGCGGCATAGACCACTGAACTCCGCTGGATGTATACCTCCTGTGGATAAGGGTCGCCGAACATAACCAGTTCGTGGACGAATATGGGCAACGTGATAATCAGGTTCAGGCAGGACTTGTTCCAGATATATCTGAACGTGCAGGCTGACCTTGTGGTCAACAACTTCTCTTGGTGGAATATATCGCTATGAACCGGCTTAAGCGGTTCCCAGATGGCGGCGGAGGGAAGCAGGACGCTGGATAAAGACATTGCGAGCAGGGCGCTCGTCAGCTTCGGGGAAGAGCCGCTGATTCCGGCGGATTACGCGCAGGACGCGGAATCGCTTAAGTACCGGATAATAAAGCTGCACTACCTTATGGCGCTGACGGGCGTGCCGTGGACCTTCTGCAAGAAGCGGAAGAATCTGGCGCAAGAATACAGCATAGCAGTGAAGACACTGGCGAACCTCAGGGCGGGCGATTCCGTCATTCAGTGGATGTTCGACTATGGACCGCCCTATGCGAGCGGTTCATCGACTGTCCAGTACCGGAGCAGCGACGGAACAGCTTTTCATATTAACGTCGTTAGCCAGTACCGCGTTCAGTACCAGGACGGAAGCGGAATCAACCGCTGGATTTACCAGCAGAGCAGCAGCATATTTACCCCTTATGCGGACGATTATGTGAATTTTTATAAGGGAACCGGGTCTAGCGAGATTATCTGTGAGTTTAACAAAGAAAAATCCATAACAGTTTCGGGAATCGGCGATTTCGACACCTCCGACAACGAGGGATGGTGGGCGCTTAGAATTTTTGCGGAGGGGAACAAAGGAGCAGACGGCGCGTACCAGTACGAGCTGTCCTATGGCTGCGCGCAGCTGCTGGATGCGGAGAACGCGAGCAATCAGGCGCCGGCGCATATCCGCGGCGAAGCCGGAAGGCGAGAAGTGGTGGCACGACCAGATATTCTCCGGAACGCGGAAAGAATGGGAGCGGGAATAAGATGATTTTTCTTGCGCTTTTTTCTTTTCTGGCGTGCGCGGGCTATGCCGCGCTCGCATACGCCAAATGGCACAGGCTGCCGCTCGGCAGCATCAGCGAGAGCTATTACCTGTGGGGAGCGCGTGGGCGCTGCTGTCCTACGGCGCGTGGTGCCTGCTGCCGTTCGCGCCCGCGATGATTCTGCGGAAAACGGACAGAAAAAACGCCGGATTCTGGCTTGAGTGCGGCGCAATGGGAACGATTTACTGCGGCATATTCGCAGGGCTTCTGCGGGCATAAGGAGAACAATGCGGACAGCGGACAGAACCGAAACCGAGAGATTCGACAGGTTTCTTAAAAAACTGGAAGAGACAGGCATGACGGAAGAACTGGAAAAAACTACAGTCTGAAAAAATAAGCACGCACGAAGCGGCGATTCTGGCTGACGCCGACGAAGTGGCGCTGCGGATATGGGCGGGAAAAAACGACGTACCTAAAAAACAGGTCGGCAGGAATTCGCGCTATGAGTGGGGCGCGGAAGACATAGCGCGGTACAGGAGCAGAAAAATATACCCGCAGGGACGCCCCCGAAATTATAGATTTGCGCGGCACAGCCGGTGTTTAATATATAAATCAGATACAGAAGGAGTCTTTTATGGACGTTAAAAAGATAGCGCTGGATTTGGCGCTCAAAGCGGTTGAGTCGACGGGCAGGCACGGCAGAGCGCCGCTCGACCCGAAACGGTACGAAGCGGGGCTTGCCTCGCTTGAGGAAGGGCTGACGCTGCTGTTCTCGTCTCTCATAGCGAAGGACAAAGACGGTATACGGCGGGGCGGGGAACAGGCGACGGTGGCGCTGGAGGAAATACTCGCCTCGTACTTTGAGCCGCCGTCCGAGCCTTTTTAATACAAAGGTTGATTAGAAAAACGCCCGACTCATAGCGGGCTCCTTAAGAATGGCAGGGCGGAAAGACGCCCGGACGGCGGGAAAGAACCGCGGCACAGCGGACAGACGCTGCCCCGCTTGCACCGCGGGTTACGGAGGGTGCTGACGGCGCGCTGCACAGGGTGTGCACACAGGGGGAAATTCGCCCGGCGGGAGCAGGTTCGACGCCTGCCGCGCCATCTAAGGAGGATGCGTGAACAGTTCAGACATATTAGACGCGTACCTGTACGGGGTGCAGTACGGGCAGCTCCTTGCGGAAGGGGAGCGCGGCGAGGAATGGCTTGAATCAAAGCAGAAATGCTACCGGGAGTTCAGGAAGCTTCTGAGCGCGGTTTTCTCAGGCGAGAGGAGGAGCAGCGCAATGCTGTTCACTGATTTTTCGGCGGGGGTGCTGGACCCGATGCTGTTCGGGCGGGTGGACCTGCCGCAGTACTACAAAGGCGCGGCGGTTCTGGACAACTTTACCGTGGTGCCGACCGGCGACATACACCAGCGAAACGGCGTGCGCAGGGTCAACACCCTGACGTATACGTTTGAAAAGGCATTCTCGTTCAAGGTGCCCTTCGATGATGCTGTCTTTTTAGCCTGCATAAAGGCAGACGGAACCATTGCCGTCAACTATCTCGACTATACGGGAGAAGAACTCCGCGAAGCGCCGGTGCAATACGGCGATACCCCCCCGAGCGCATACAGGAGACGCAGTTCATATTCAATTCCAAGCGCGCGGTGCTGGTCAACCGGTACGCCCCGCCGATTGAAATAGTCTGGAAAAACGATACCTCAGTTACATTTGGGATTAACGATATTAAATTCGATTTTTACCCCGCGTCGACCATAATCGACGCGGATGTCCTGCTTTTTAACATTTATGGCTATCTCTCGGTTCCAAATGGAACGGTAAATACCCTACAGTTTGAAGTAAAGATGATGTATATTC